TCCCGCTCACGAGCGACGGCATCGAGCTGTTCGCCAACGAGCTGCGCTCGATCGGTCGCCGCGGTCAGACCAACGGTCACTGGATCTACGACGACACCACGATCGACAGCATTACCGACACGGGCATCTCGATCCCGACGATCGCCGAGCAGACGCAAGCGAACCTCAACAACCGCAAGGTGGTCGGGTTCCGCATGGACCTCAACTTCCAAGACGCGATCCAAGCCGTCGACGCGTCGCTGAAACTCTCGGTCGTCTCGTCGGCCGCGTAGTCGAGGCCATCGCCGTCGTCGCACGCCGCCCATACACGCACCGTCCCCTCTAACCCACAGGTCCAGCCGTCATGCCCGATCCCCGTTTTGCAGGTCCATACGTTCCCGGTCTCGTCCAGATCATCGTCGGCGCTCCGGTCGGTGCGTTGGGGGCGGCCGTCGTCATCCCCAACCTACCGCAAGGTGCGACGTTCCCGTTGCTGATCACCGGGCGCGCGGCCGACAGCTTCGTCAACGCGACGCAGACGACCGACAGCGCGTCGCTCACCGTCGGTGCGGACGGTGAAGCGGTCGCCAACATCTCGTACGACAAGAGCGGGTCGATCACCATCTCGTTGATGGCGTCGAGTCTGAACAACCTCGCCTTCTCGGCCGCGCACGCGCTCATGACCAATCCCGTGCAGCCGTTGTTCTTCACGCTCCCCGTGACGATCAAGGACCCCAACGCGCGCGGCGACCTCGTGACCGGGGCCAACTGTCTCTTCCAACGTGCGCCTGACTACGCACGTGGGGCGACCGAGGGTACCAACTCGTGGACGCTGCTCTCGCCCGCGCTCCGCATCCTGCACGGCGCTCGCATCTTCTAGCCTGGAGTAGACCATGCCCATCGAACCCGAGATCTTCCAAGTCGGCGCGAGCAAGCTGCGGTGGACCAAGCTGCCCGCGATGGTGCTCGCGCGCGAGCACGGCAAGTTCATCCAGCGCGCCGACCAAGGCGCGCTCGACATGCTCGCGTTTCAGCTCACGCAGTCAGATCAAGACTCGCTGTTGAGGCGCGATCACAAGGCGCCGGGCGCCTTGTTCGTCTTGCTGAAAACCTTCGCCAGCATCCTGGGCACCGACAACCTCGACGAGTTGTGCCTGCACTACCTCGAGGTCGGCAAGGTCGAGATCGGGGTGGAAGTCAAGGCAGGGAACGGAACGCTGTGGCTTCCGTTGTGGGGTGAGCGCCACATCGAGCACCAAGCGATGCTCGCCGAACCCGAAGACGTGTACGGCGGCGTGTGGCGAGTTCTCCGAGGACTCTTCGACCCTTTCAAGAAGCTGCTCCCCGCATCGAAAGGCGAGGAGAAGGAGCAGGACAGTGGCAACGATTCCTCGCCGCCGAACGAGACAACCTCACCCGAAGCCCAGACATCGGAGAGTACGAGCTATTCTTGATGCGTTTGTGCGAGCGCGATGGGGCCTTCGACTTCGCGGCCTACCGAGCGCTCAGCACAGACGTCACGTGGCAAGAAGCGTTGCGCATCAACGCATCGCTCGTCGTCATCGGCGACGAGCGTGCTCACTACTCCGAATGGCGGGGCAAGGACGGGAAGACGGCAGCACCCACGCCGCTACCGTCCGCGTTGACGCTAGCCGACTACAAGCGCGAGTTGGACGACGCGCGCGGGCACATGGCCGACGCGCAGCAGATGCTAGCAAGGCACCGCCGGGCGGTCGTCGCCAAGTCCGACGAAGGTCGCCTCGCGGACAGTGACGTCACGCATTTCGAGACCATCGTCACGATCTGCAAGAATCGGATTGAAGGCGTCGAGACGCACCTCCGCACGCTCGTCGACGAAGCCGAGAAGCGAGAAGCCGTAGCGAAGGGAGCGAGGTAGGAGCCATGGCAGAGGTCATCGACACGCTCGTCACAGAGCTGACGTTCCGAACCGATGCCAAGGACATCGAGAGGGCCAAGAAGCTACTCGAACAACTAAAGAAGGAGCAAGACAAGGTCGCCGATTCGTTGGCCGACTACGAAGCTCGACAACGCGAAGCAGCGAAGGCGGCGCTCGTCCTCGCGGCAGAGCAAACGCAGCTCCGCGAAGAACTCGCCAAGGTCACCGAGCAGACCGCTCGACTCACGATCCGCAAGCGCCAGCTCGTTGCGGAGATGCGCAAGCAAAAGCAGCCGACTGCGGAACAGGCCAAGGCGCTCGCCGATCTCGAGTCCGAACTTGCGGCCGTGTCCCGCGAGACACGTCACTACCGACAAGAGCTGACCCGCGTCGGCATCGACCAAGCCAAGCTGCGCGGCATCCAAGCGGGCACGGCCACACAGATCGGCGAGCTGACGCGCAAGCAGACCCGGTTGACCCAGTCGAGCGCCACCGTCCGCGAGGGGATCGGCAAGCTCAACGAGAAGCTCGTCGAGCACCGCGACTCGATCCGTTCGACCCTTTCTTCTTTTGGCGAAGCCGGGTCGACGCTCGCTCGCTTCGGTGCGCTCACCGGCGGGGCCGTGCTTGGTGGCGTCGCACTACTCGGGCGCGAGGTCATTACGACCGGCGCCAACTTTGAATCGCTGCGCGCGAGCTTGAAGACGGTCGAGGGTTCGACCGAGGGCGCGACCCGGGCGTTCGGGTTGATTCAGACCTTCGCCAAGGACACGCCGTTTCAGCTCGACGAAGTCACGACGTCGTTCGTGCGCTTGAAGAACCTGGGTCTCGACGCGAGCAAGGAGAGTCTCACCGCGTTCGGCAACATCGCCGCTGCCCAGGGCAAGACGATGATCGACTTCATCGAAGCCGTTGCGGACGCGTCGACCGGCGAGTTCGAGCGGCTGAAAGAGTTCGGCATCAAGGCGAGCAAGCAAGGCGAGCAGGTCACCTTCACGTTCAAGGGTCAACAGACCGTCGTCAAAAACACGGCCGACGATATCTCCGCGTTCTTGAAGGGCATCGGCGAGACCGACTTTGCCGGGGCGATGGCCGATCAGATGGCCACGACCAAGGGGGTCATGTCCAACTTGGAAGACGCGGTCTCATCGTTCTTCGATGAGGTCGCGCAGACGGGCGTGCTCGACGAGTTCAAGCTGCTGCTCGGCGACCTGCTTGGGGTGGTCGGAGGAGACGACGGGCTCGCGCAGGCCGTCGCCGGTGTGCTGGTCGAAGCGCTCCGCGGCTTGCGTGAGATGCTGGCCAACGTCGAGTCGTCGGACATCGAGAGTTTCCTGCGGGCTACACTCGACGCTGTCGAAGCGCTCGTCAACATCATCGTCGGTGGTGTATCCGCGTTCATGGCCTTCTCGGATACGGTGGGCGGAACGCAGCAAGCGATCGAGCTGCTCGCGCTCGGGGTGCTCGCGCTGTCGACCGCCTTCTCGGGTCCCGTCGGCTTGGCCTTCGCTGCGGGTGCAGCCGGGGCCGCGATCGGCGGCATGGTGGCCAACCTCGCCGCGAGCAACGTCGAGACCGCGATCACCATCGCGCAGATTGAGCAACTGAGTGCATCGATCGCGCAGATGGAACTCGACGCGAAGAACCGAGAGGCCGCGGCTGCCGGACGCACGCAGGCGTACGAGAACGACCGCAAAGAACGAGAGAAGCGCGAAGCCGCAGACGTCGAGCAGGCGATCGGCGGCCTTGGTGCAGGACTCGTCAAGGATGATCCCGACAAGGCGTTCCGCATCCGGCAAGTCCGCAAGGGTTCCGACGCCGAACGTGAGCAAGGTCTAGAGGCTCTGTTCACCGCGGAAGGCCGCGCAGTTCAACAAGCGGTGGCCAGCGAGGAGTCCCGACGCGCCGACAAAGTCGAGCAGACAGCTCGAACCGAAGCCAAAAAGCGGGGCTCGGACGAAGAGTCTGCCGCACGTCAGGCCCGCGCCGCGTCGTTCGAGGAGTCGAAGAAGACGCGGAAAAAAGCGTTCGAGCAAGCTACCGAGGTCTTCTCCAAGACAGGGTCGACCGAGCAGGCGATCGAAGCAGCGACGAAGGTCGGCGCGATCAAGGAGCCCAAGAAGAAGGGCAAGAAGGGAGCGAAGGGAGCGAAGGAAAAGGACGACTCGCTCGCACACACGATCGAGAAACAGCTTGACGAGAACGCCAAGAAGATCGCCCAGATGCGAGCCGCGCGGGCGCTCCGTGAGAAGCGGATCGGCGTAGACGAGTTGAAGTCTTTCGAGGATGCCGAGTACACGAAGGTCCGCGAAGCGTCGGGCGCTCGCTACCGCGAGACCGGAGAGTTGCCGGCGGGCATCGCCCAAGACTTGCGTCAGATCTCGCGGGTGCCGAACGAGTCCGACCTCGCGGGCCGTACTGCGCCGCCAGTCATCTCGATCCAAAACAACAAGTACGAGATCACGGGCAACGAGTTCATGGTCACGGTCGAAGGTCAGTTCGCCACGACCGGACAAGAGGTCGGACGCATGGCCTTGCATGAGCTTCGGCGCGGGCTCAACCTTCTACTCGGCGAAGCGACGCCGACACCGGAGAAGCGTTAGATGGCCACGATTGGACCAGGCCGGCGGCAGTCGGTCACCGTCATCCCACAGACGGCCACGCCGCTGCTCGACGCCTTCACGTTCGATGCCGTGACGTCCATGACCGAGGACCACCCCGGCGAGGTCTTCTCGCACCCTGTGCAGTCGGGCGCCGAGGGGATCACTGACGCCGTGTACATCGCGTCGCCGACGTTCTCCGTGACGGGCATCTCGGCGAACACCCCCATCGTGCCGCTGCTTGGGTTCTTGCCGTTCTCGGGAGGCATCGAGACCGATCGCATGATCTCGGCGGTCGAGCTGCTCTTGCAGATCCGCTCGCTCCGCATCCCGATCACGGTGCTCTGCTCGTGGCGTCGACCCATGCGCAACCGATGGCCCGTCGTCATCGGACTCGAACGCAACCAAGAGAGCGGCAACACGATCGGGATCACGGTCAACTTCGTCAAGTTTCGGATCGTGCAGCTTGGGGTCGTGCCGCAGATGATGGACAGCGACATCCTTGCGATCGGGCAGCAGACCGTCGAGCTGTCACAGATCCCCTCGTTCTGACGCGCACGACACGGGACACGAGACGCCGATGGCCATCTTCCGCATCCAGCTTCCGACGTGGCTTTCGACCGACCCGACGCCCATCGCGTTCTCGGTTGCGTTCTCCAGCGTCATCTACCGCGTGCGGCTGTATTGGGACATGCGAGCGTTGCCAGCTCGCGTCATGCGTGTCGGCGAGGAACCGCAGACGGGCGCGTGGCGGATGGACTTGCAGACGCTCACGGGCGCGCCGATCTTGGTGGGTCGCAAGCTCGTGTTGACCGACGATATGTGGCAGCTGTTCCACTACCGCAGCGACGTCCCGTCGGGTCGACTGCGAGTGCGAAGGACCGACGGCGCGACGCAGGACCCCGGGCTCTACGATCTTGGTGGCGCAGTGGCCATCGAGTACGTAGTGTGAGGGGGTAGCATGCCGTTCAAACTCTTCGGTCGACGCATTCGAGTTCGGGTCGGGTCCTTGGTGGTCTGCGACCTGGACCCGCGCGTGCCCGAATCGGTCAACTCGCAGCGCAACCTCGACGTCCAGTTCTCGACGCAGAGCCACGTCAAGGCAGAGCCACTCGTCACCGAGCTGACCATCTACGGACTCGACAAGCTCACCCGCGACCAGCTCACCGCGAACAACGACCTTGCGCGACGTACCGCGTGGCAGAACTACCAAGCCGTGCAGGTCGGCGAAGTGCTCGTCGACCCCGACAACGCCGATCAGATCAGCGAAGTCACGGCGTCGCTCGTTGCCCAAGGCGCTACCGTCATCATCGAAGCGGGCTACGACAACGACTTCGGCAAGCTCGCGCGCGCACAGATTCTCCCCAACGACGGGCTCGAGCACGCGAGGCAGCCCGGGGGCGGGTGGATCACGACCATCAAAGCCCAAGACTCGCGGCTGCCGTGGGCCAACGCGTTCGTCTCAGAAGAAGTCGCACCGGGCGTCGCGTTGGAAGACATGAACCAAGCGCTTCGCGTCTCGGAGCAGTTCCTCGCAGGGGAGATTGGAGCCGCCGAGGTCAACGCCCAGATCCCCGGGCTCGTCGAGCGGCTCGACAACGTCGGCTACGAGAACGGTCGCGTCCTACACGGAGCCACGCGAGACGAGAACGCGGCGCTCATGCAGACGCTCGGTTTGAGGGGACCGTTCCTGATCAACGCAGAGCCGGTGTTCTTGTCGGCCAACACGACCATCTTCGGACTCGCCATCGTGTTGCAGCTCCCCGGCGACGACATCGACGGCCAAGTCATCGCGCCCGGCGGACTGCTCACGTACAAGCTGCTGCCGCGCGGCTACCTCGAAACGATGAGTCTGCTCAATCGCCGACTCGTCGCAGGTCGCCAGGTGCGAGTGCTCGATGAACTCGGGGTGCCGATCGGTGGCGGCCTTTACCGGGTCGACTTCGCGGCACACGTCGGCTCGTCGTTCGAGCAGAACTACTACACGAACTGCATCCTGCGTCCCGTCACCATCGCACCCGAGAACAACCCATGAGCCAAGAAGACGCAGACCTACTCGGGACGATGCCGGGCGTCGGCCGCACGATCAACATGTTCAAGGAGTTGATCGTCCGCGACGTCATGATCCGCATGCGTGTGGGGATGCCTGCGTCGGTCGTGTCTTGGACGGCGCCCGTCTCCGCGGGGCCCAAGTCCAAGCCCGCGCTCGTGCGTGTGCGGCCACACTTCTACACGGTCGTCGCCATGAACTCGCCGGGCGAGTGCACGCCCGACTTGCTCGCGGAAGGGTGGGTGCCGGCGCAAGAGAACGATGGGTGGGTCCGCAAGAAACCACTGCCGGAGATCCCGAACTGTCCCGTCGCGTACATGGGGCCTTCGGGCATGCTCGCCCGCGGACCGTTGAAAGAGGGTGAAGTCGGCTGGATCGCGTTCTCGGATCGTTCGCTCGACAAGTGGACGCAGACCGGGGGACCTGTCGACCCTGTGTTCCAAGACTTCCATCTGCTCAACGACGCGGTGTTCTTTCCGGGTCTGCGCTACGGCACCGTCGCCGCTTCGATCCCCCAAGACCACTACGCGATTGGCACCGAAGACGGATCGGCGGGGATGTTCATCGACAACGCCACACTGCCCGCGTTGCCGAACATCGAGGTCAGCACGACCGGAGCCAACGCAACGATCGACGCGACGACGCTCGTCAACCTCGGGGCGAACGCGACGAGTAAGGCGATCAAGGCCGAACTGCTCGATGCCCTCGACGCGTTCGCCAATGCTGTACCTGTACCCAACGACGGCGGCGCGGCGCTACAGACGGCGTTCAAAGCCGTCTACACGATCATTCGACCGACGTTGGAGACGGTCAAGGTGCGCATCGAGTAGCTCGCTCGATCGTGGCGTCGTCGTGCTTTGGTCGCGCGCAACTCTGCTAGAGTGCTTGTATGGCTCGCGGTATGTCCGTTACCCTCATCATCTGCACGGAGCGCGCCGAAGCAGAGTTGGAGTCGATCGTTGCGGCCATCCACGCGGGCACACTCGACCCGACCGCAATCGACTTCTCGGCGCTGGCAGAGCGACTCGTCGCGTCGCTCGACATCTCGATTGGCGACGGCTCAGACGAGCAGGGTGTCGAGGATGAAGCCGAGAGCGAAGCCGAGACCGAAAGGTTCATCAACTGATGGCGCTCGCTGTACTGCTGACCGAAGATGGCGACCTCGACGTTCGCAACGGCCTACGTCTCGTGTCGGGTGCGGAGGCTGCTCGTGGTGCGCTCTACTATCGGTTCTCGACGTTCGCGGGCTCGAGCCGGCAGAGCCCCGGCGAGTGGCGCTACGACTACACCTACGGCATCCAGTACCGAGACGAAGTCTTTGGCCGCTACTTTCAGACCGACGAGATTCAAGCATTGCTCGCCGAGGCTGCGAGCGCGACGACGGGCGTCGGTCCCGTGGCGCCGAGTCAAGTCTCTCTCGTCACCGATCCTCGCACGCGTCGCGCCGCCGTCCAGATCGTCGACATCCGACTATTGAACGGCGACACCGTCGACTCCGTGTTGCTCCCCGGCGAAGGCTCCTGACATGACCGCTTCGATCACGACCAACGGCGTACAGCTCGAGACTCTCGGCGAAGCCGTCGCGGCGTTCGAGGCCGACTTCATCGCAGCCTTTCCGCCGCAAGGCGACCAAGCGCTCGACCTCTCGGCCGACAGCTACACCGGGCGCGAGATCCAGATCCTCGCCGAGCAGTTC